AAAGCGGATAAAGAAGCTGTATCCATACTAACTCCCCATTCAGTGTAGGCATCCTTGCCGTTAATAAACAACTCTCCTTTCATATTACTCAAGTATTAAAGATGTTTTATCTCTATGCTTCCTCACTTCGTTATTACCAATATTTATCAGCCTTACAACAGCATAGTTTCTTGTTACTATATCCACTTGCGCCCCATGCATAACTATAACCTTATGCACCTTGCTATTATCATCGTATATCAGCTCTCCTTTAGATTTGGGGCCAATAAACGCAACACAGCTATCATTACTCCTCTTCTGCACACCAGCATTGACAAATACATTATAAGGCTCTATACCCTCTTTAATTTGCTTGAACATTTCCAAGGTTGGAAAGTTATTCTTCTCGCAAAACTCAACCCCTTGCGGAGTGAAAAACAACCATACCAGCGTTTTCCAATCTGTAACGCCTGTAGACTTGTTGCATGCACCCATTGATAGTGCTTTCTGTAGGATTCCATCTATTGCTTCCATTTTACAAGTTTTTAGTCTGTTCAACAATCTTATCTAGTTTTGCTCCATAGCCTGCTGCAACCTTGGAGTATTTCACAATATCTTCTAAGTACGCATTCGTAATTGCGTGCTGAGTAAGTATGTCCGACAACAAGCTGTTACCTGTTCCAGCAGAGGTTACTAACGCATTGAGAGCCACTACAGATGCTATCATCTGGTTCTTTATCTCCTCTCCTGCCATCTGCAATGCTGTGAACCTTCCATTCAGCTCAGAACCAGTCTCCTCACTCATACTCTCAAAACCACCATAGGTAGCTTTTTGTTCAGCAGAAGTATCATCTTTAAACAAATTTTCAGCCCACCCGAATTGTTTATCAAGTTCTTTCTGCACATCTTCGGCCATCTTATAGATAGCATCCTGTTCAGCTTGGGTTAGAATACTATCTTCATAAAACTTAAGCAATTGCTCCCTAATCTTCTTGATAGCATCCGAAGATTGCAACGCAGATTTAATGGATTCCTTAACCATATTCTGCATCATCTGCTTGACAGTATCCCTCACTGATTCCCAACCATCTTCAGTGGATGATAGAGCGTCAGCGTATGCTTCAGCAAAATCATTTATAGCATTTTGCAGATCTTCTCCAAAGATGGCATCTATAGCTTTCTCCTTATTCTCCTCAATCTTCTTATTGATGCTATCTATCTCTGCTTTCCATTCCTCTATTCTACCCTTATCTGTTTTCTTCTTACTCTCCTCTTCTGCTATCTGCTGCTCAATAAGGTCTTTCTGCCTCTCAAGCAACTCGTTCTGCTCTTTAATCTTGTTGGATGCATCACTAGAATAAGCCTTCTCAATAGCCTCGCCTAATTTATCGTAATCATCTTTCAAGTCTTCAATCTCTCCCTGTATCCTCTGGATAGACTTCTCATGCTTCTTATCGTGCAATTTGCTAAGAGAACTTGTAAGGGAACTAACCAAACCTATTGCTGCTCCTGCTGCCGCACCCCAAGGACCGAATGCTGCTCCAGCCTGTGCGCCTTGCATAGTGCTATTGACCGCATCCATAGCTATATTCAAACCTTCTGCTATACCGCCAAGGAAATTACCGCCAAAGGCATCACTGATCATACTTAACGAGTCACTAAGGAATCCAACGGCATTGGTAACTTTGCCTACTCCGTTACTAATTTGCTCTAGGGCTTCGTTAAAATCTGAAGTGCTGATATCTTTTATGAACAATGCCTTCAACCCATCCTTGATTTGGTCAAAAGCCGGTTCAATATCACTAGCCGTCTTCTTTAGGTTCTTTATCTGTTCAATAATAGCAGCTAACTTCTCTGGAGATTCTTTATAAAGCTCAAACAACTCTTTTGTAAGTCCAAACCTATCCTTACCAGTATCTCCCTCCTCCTGAAATTCTCCTTTCAGGTACTCAAGCATTTGCTCAGCCTCATCAATGATTGATTTTATGTAAGAAACAGTCTTATCACTCATATCACCAAACACCTTGGTAATAGTAGTTGTAACGCCTACAGCCTCATCGTCCAACTCAGCCAACTCTCTAGTCATTTGAGCTACAAATAGGTCTTTCTCGCTCTGACTAGTAGCTTTATCTATCTTCTTTTGCCATTTCTCCTTTAGAGCCTGCCTTTTCTTCTCATACTCGCCATACTGGATGAGGTACTCATTCCATGCCTCCTTAACCCTCTTATTCTCATCTTCTTGAATCTTGGCAAGACCTGCACTTTTTGTTTCTCCAGCCTGAACCTCCCTATCCTTAAGAATCTCCTCTTGTGCTTGAGTGAGTTTTCCGTACTCTCTGATCCAATCCTCACGTTGTTGTTCAATAGCATCCAACTCACGATTGTAGTTAAGCAAAAGCTGTTCTCTTGCTTTAGCAGGACCATCTTTCATGAGGTTTATTTCATCCTGCCAAACCTGTCTTTTCTGCTTGAGGATTTCCCTCTGTAACTTTACGGCCTCTTCTCCTTGCTTCTGGTCATTCTTAACACTATTATCAGTAGATTCATACTTTTTCTTCGCCTCATCTCTTTTATCTGTAAGCTCCTTTAGTTGTTTTTCAAACTCAGCCTCAGACATGGAGTCCCTCTTCTGCATGAAAGCCTTGATAGCCTTCTCTGCATCTTCGTATCCTTTCTTGTATTGAGCAACCCAAGACGCAGCACTCTTCTTTGTTAAGTCTTTCCTATTGCTTTGCTCTCCTTGCAGTACGGTCATTATATCTTTAAGCTGACCTTTGCTAAACTCGCCACCAAGCTCTGTCACATACTTGAGAGTGTCATCACTAGCATCGCCCAAGGCTCCTATAGCAGTTGATAGCCTACCAACCATAGCTGTTATGTCTTTATCAGTCATATCAGATATGCCCTGCTTGTATCTATCAACATCTATTTGAGAAATCTGAATCTTGAGCTTTTTAATCATCTCCTCATATTGCTCAACCTGATTAGCAACATCCGTGTAATTAGCAGCCTGCATAAACTGGTCTTCAGCGTAAGCAATATTACCTTTACCAGCCTTAAGAGCATTTAGCTGTACTTGGTATTGTTCTAGCTGAGTCTTATATTTCTCAAGCACACCCTGATTCTCACTCTTAAGAGATTCCATCTGCCTATCGTTGATAAGCTTCAACAACCTAGCCTTCTCTTTCAAGAACTCATTTTCGGTATTGATATCTTTAAGGATATCTGGGTACTCACTTTTCAGTTTGGCAAAATTGCTTATCCTGTCAGTTTCACTAACCTCAAGATTACCCATTGAATCAACCAGCTTATCAATCTTATTCTTTTGGTCATTATGCTTATCGTTGATGCTTTTTAGGTCTTTATTCAACTGCTGTGTAGCTTTAGATGCTCCAGACGCTCTAGTAAAATACTTATATAATGCATAAGTAAGCGTGACAACCGCAGCAGCAGCCAACCCATAAGGATTCTTGAGCATTTGTAGGTTCAATGCTTTCTGTGCCTTTTCCGAAGCCAATAATGCCAAATAATGAGCCTTTTCTGCTGTAGTGGCTAACCCTGTTGTTAATGTCTTCACTTTTGTAGCAGCAGAAGCAACCATTAAAGCTGTCCTATACGCACCGTAGGTAACAACCAATGGTTCAAGTACTGCTCCAATCTTCTGGTAGTTCTCCACCAGTACAGAAGTGAAAGACAGTGCAGAGTTGATAACTCCCTCGTTTGCTTGACCAATCTGGTTGAACATCACATCTATCGCATCCTCAATATTGGAAATCTGGCCTTTGATAGTCTTGGACTGGGCTTCCATCAAACCACCGAATTTACCACCTTCTGATGTCATCGCAACAAGAGATTTATGCATTTCCTCAAAGCCTATCTTACCAGCAGTAACAAGTTCTTTAACCTTACCCTTTGTAACACCAAATTGCTTTGCCAACTCATCCGCAATAGGAATACCTCTTCCCATAAACTGGTTAAGGTCTTGTGTATACATCCTGCCTTGTGTCATTGTAGTTCCATACAAATAAGCAAGGTCACTTAATGGAATACTCAAACCTGCCGCTATATCTCCCAGCATTACCAATCTCTCGTTTACATCTTCTGCTGCTACACCATAAGCCAATAGCTGTTTGGCGCTTCCTGCCACCTCTTGCAATCCAAAAGGAGTAACAGCAGCCGTCTCCGTTAATTGTGACATTAAGGCATTAGCCCTCTCTTCAGATTGTAACATTGTATTAAAGGCAACTTCCAACTGCTGAAATTCTCCTCTAACATCCGCTATCTTCTTGACAAGCTGTGTAGCTGAAAAGGCTGCAGCCATAGTTGCCGCACCCTTCGTTATCTTGTCAAACACGTTGTCTATATCATCTCCACTCTCCTTAACTTTATCAGATGTCCCTTGAACACCTTTCTCAATCTCTTTAAGGACCCTCTGCAGGTTCTTATCTTCTGCTGTTACAGTAAAATGTATACTTGGCATATCTCTCAGTTTTTTCTTACTGACAAAATTAGTAAAAGTGTGTATATAATACACATTTAAGCAGTTACAAATGCTTTTATTTTCTTTTTCTTTGAAACTTTTAGTAAACTTGCAGATATACAATAACAAAGCTATAATTGTTCACACCGTACACACACTTATTATGGATTTTAAAGATTCAATCAAACAGCTATCACAAAAGGCTGCACAATTCAAAGACAATCTACTAACAGAAGAGGCTACCAAGACTACGCTCATCCTTCCTTTCATCATGGCTCTAGGATATGATGTCTTCAATCCTCTAGAGGTTGTACCAGAGATGGACTGCGCTCTAGTAAACAAAAAATCAGACAAGATTGACTATGCCATTATGATTGACAATAAGCCAATCATGCTCATAGAGTGCAAGCAAGCTAACGTGAATCTTGAATTACATACATCACAGCTTCAAAAATACTTTGCTGCTTCAAACGCAAAATTCGGCCTTCTAACTAACGGAATAGAATACCGCTTCTACACAGATCTAGACAAGCTGAATATCATGGATGAAAAACACTTCCTTGTAGTCAAC